CGTTTTTTAACAGAGCTGGTATCAATAATAAAACTGACTTTCTTGGTCGTTAACGGTGATAAATAACCCTGTGCCAATAAGTCATTAATACTGACTTCATGTGCAATGCCGGTAAACAGCGCACTATCACCTTTATGCAAATAACCACTGTCCAAGCGGTAAGGTGTAGCGGTTAAGCCAATTACCGGCACTTTTCCGCAGAGTCTATTCATTTCATTAATAAACCCTCGATACATGCCAACACCGCTTTTAGGTATCAAATGACATTCATCAATAATGATGAGTGAGAAATCACCTAATTTATGCGCCTTGTTATGGACCGACTGGATGCCACAAAACAACACCTTATTATTGGTTTGCTTCTTTCCCAGGGAAGCGGAATAAATACCCGGATCACATTCAGGATAGGTTGATTTAAGCTTCTCAAAGTTTTGCGTTAACAATTCTTTTTGGTGTGCCAGGATAAGAACACGACGACCACCAAAGCGCTCAATCATGTCCTTAACCAAAGCAGAAATAACCAAGCTTTTACCGGCTCCTGTGGGTAGCACAACCAAAGGATTACAGGTTGAATTATCCTGTTTTCTTGCTCTGAAATAATCCCAGATGGGTTCTGGTTGCTGGTAATCTCTAAGTTTATACATAATCAATCTCAAAAGGTTTGCTATCGGGTATATAAAATCTATCTGTCCATAGAGGCCAATTTGCTTTTCTTAACCATTCTTTTGCTTCGTTGGTTTGCTCTTGAAAGTGCCTACTTTCAAGAGGACTATCAGGCGAATAACGCCTGATAACCTTACGTCCGTCAACATACGTTTGAACAGCTAAAAATATTCGTCGCTCTTGGTCCATCAGAAAGGCATATCTTCGTCTAGTTCTTCAATACCCACAGCCGCTAAAGCTTGCTTATTAGCAGAGCCTTCATAGGCTTTAATGGCATTTCGATAGACTTTGACACCATCATTACGTTTATTCGTACCGTACTCGTCTAACTCAACATCAACGCTAACCTTCATCAGTTTGTCGTGAAATTGTGAGGTGTCTTTAACTTCCCCAATATGCAGCGCGGTGCAGATCTGTTTCATACGAGTTTGGGCAATGCGTTGGGCAATCTCGTTTTTATGGACAACACACAGATTATCAAACAGGGTGCGGCCTTTTGCTTTACCGTCTTGAATAATCAACTTTAAGGTCAAGTTGGTTCCCGTTCCTGCTTTGTTGGCCGCTAACTCAGAGTCAGTGATGATGATCGAGTAAATGCCTTTTGGTACGGGTTCAAAACCAACCTCCAGTTCTTCCACGTCCATTGGGTTAAATGCTTTGTTGCCGAATAGTGCTGATAAATTAGCCATTAGATAGTTTCCTTAGTTGTTAAAAGTTGTTTTTGTTCGTTTTTGGTTTGTTCGTAGGTTTTTTTCAATTCATTGGGGATTAATTGCCAACAAGTGCCTAATTCAAGCATTGATGTACACGCTTGCAACATAGATAAAAAGTCGGGCGTTGCTTCTACTTCTTCTTTTTCTGGTTCGATACCACTATCTAACCAAGCCAGTAATAACTTTCCAGTCTCTACGCTAATCGCTTTCGGGTCTTTGTCTACAAACAAGCCGGTCCGGTCTTTACTGGCAACCGCATAATGTCCATCGTGGATGATGTCGAGAACAGTGGTTAATTCATACTCAACCCCGTCGCGTTGTTCGGCTTTCATTCCTAACTTAACCACCGACTTTTTACCGGTAATACTTTCTTGCTGGGCAGTTTCGGTTTTGCTTCTTATCGTCACAATAACGTGCATCTTTGATTGCATCATGCGGTCTAAAAACGCTCGATGCCGCGTGGTGGTTTCATTCCAAGCGCTCCAGGTATTACCCCGATATTTTGACTGGGCAATCTGGTCGTTTAATTCAAGACAGCCACCAGAGCCATTCCATTCATGGGTGATTGAATCTATAATCAGAATGTCATAACCCGCATTTTCAGCGGCGTTAATGGCTTCTATGAAGCGTTCTGGCGTGTAAGGTGCTGATAGTTCTAATACATCAAATTCAGCCATTGTAGAATATAATGAAGCTGAGCCTTTCTCAGTATCAATAACAGCAATCTTGCCACCAATACCGCTGGCTATTTGTAAGGCTCCGTAGGTCTTACCGCTACCACTTGGGCCGGTCAGTCCAAGGCGTAACCTTGATTTTTTTCGTTCTGCTTTTTGAAAGGTAAATGACATGCTTAACTCCTTAGAATTGTTTTTTCTTCGCTTTCGTTTTAGAATGCTGGTTCAGTTAATTCGTTTAAAATCTGATCTTTTGCGTATTGCTCGGAATAGCCTTGTAAGTAATAACGAGTAGTACGCTGTGGATAAATACCTTTTTGGCAATCAATCACGCCCTCAAGGTATCTAACCCGTTTAACAAGTAACTTTATCGTGGTGTTCACGTTTCTTCCTCACTTTGATTTTTGTTGTAATTGCATAACCCATATGCAAAGCGTCTTTTTTAGCTTTCTCAATCGCATCTTCTTTTGATGATGCAAAGATGTTCGTTATCGAAAGAATCATGCCGTTAACGGTCATATCGACGTCGAATCTCATTAGTGCATCTCCATTAATTCTTCTGAAATTCTATCAATCCAGTAAGGGTTGATAATTTCCCCTACTGCAATGCCTTGCATTGATACGCCAGTGATGTCTATTTCTGCTGGGCAGCCTGGCTGATACATCGTTTCCATTTCTTTCGGTTGGTAGTCGAAATCGACATTAAAGGCAATGCCGTCTAAGATTACTTCTAAGTTCATTACTCCTCCCCGTACATATCAACTAGCGATTGGTCAGACACCGCTTGCCATGACGTGCTCGCTTCAACCGGCACATAAACCGCCAGTAATGCAATCAATACCAGCGTCATGAGAAATGCAAAAGCAATCTTGCCGCTTACCATCTGCTTTTCTTCCTCATGCCAATGCTGATCGTGTTCGTCCAACATTCTTTGGCGCAGGCGTGGCGCTTGGTCTTTCATGATTAAATTGCTCATTTCATTAACCCCTTGTCGATAGGTGTATAAGCTGTTTCCAGTTCAGTCAGTTCATAGATACGGTTAGATTTGATGCAAAACGTGCCTGAACGAGTAACCCAAAGCTTGGTGTAAGCTTCTGAGCTATATACTTGGTCAACTGCTATGCCTAAGCCAAAAACGATGGCGATGGTGATTAACTTGCTTAATTTTGTATTCATTTGTTTTCTCCAAAATATTATTATTGTTGTTACTACGTTTAAATTATTAAGACTATCCACTCCAGCAGTGCCTGTTGCTCAATACTATGAGCCGAGTAGATAGTCTTAATAAGTCTCCAAAAAGTCCCCCGTCATTACGACGAGGGTTTCAATGTGCCGTGAGGCGAGGAGTACATCTTTAAATCTTTCAGCGTGTTTCTGTGCTGTTGAGGGATATTATCCACCATTAGGGGATTATTGCAAGCACCGATAGTGGATTTTTCAAACAAAAGCCCACGCAACACCCTATGTGTTTGATTAAACGCAGTATTTATTTTTCGATAGGCACAAAAAAACCGCAGTTAAGCGGTTTGGTGGGGATTTGGGTGGTTAGATGGTTATTTTCTATTTACGATTGCTTTTACTATTCCAAGCATGGGAACGCCAACTAAAGCGCATGATACTGCCCAATGAGCGCCAATATAAGCGGTAAATGTAGCAGCTGCTATAGATGATGTAGCCGCAAAGGCTCCAAGCCACTGCCCATTAAATATTGATGATGATTCTTGTCTTAATATTTTTATTTCATAATCATGTCTATGGATTTGCTCAAGCTCTGCCATGTGCATGATACGTTCTGCCCCATTTTCAATAATTAAATCAAAATCTTTTAATACTGATGGAGGAGGGAGTGGGCCTTGCCATTGAGATGCAATAATTGCGCTATTATCGTTGTTATCGTCCACTATTCCGTTGGAATCTGTTAATTGCGACATTAAAATCTCCTCCTATTTTTTTCCAATCGCCCTGTAATTTTTCAGTATCTGTTCTTTTGTCGATTGCAATTTGCAGCAGTTTAGTCTTTGGAAATTCTGGAGCTTCCCATAATACTGAACCAGAAAGCCCTTGCCAAAATCCACGTATAAAGTCTTTATTCATTTTTAATCTCCTAAAACGTCGGCTGTTAATCAGCTCTTGTATATCTAGTATAACGTAATTACATAAGCTTAACCAACACCGCCACTATACCAATAGCCACAACCATCATACTGCCAAGCTTTATAGTTAGGCGCTGCTCTAGTTGCACTAAATCCATTTTAGTTGCTAATTCTGTTTGTGCGTCTACCAGTCCGCGCACAATAGCACGTGCTTGGTCATGAGGCAGTCCAGAAGACTTTAAATCTTCAACCAGTCGGTCAGTATCAAAGCTTATTGTACTCATTATCAATCATCCTTTCGCCTGGCGTAAGCCAATACGTCATTAAAGCTCATGTTTTTAGTGTGATCGGCAGCGGTTTCGCAAGGTGGCTCGCAGTAACACTCGTTGTCCCTACATTTTGTTTTTACCATTTCGACATAACGCTTATTGGCTTCGACTTCTTCTGCGTGTCTTTCCATAACACAACGATCCTGTTCTGTTGCCAGTTCATCTAAAAAACGTCGACGCTCAAGGTTCCCTTCTTTTATCAGACGATCAGTCACCCTGCGGTCTATAGCCAAGTTTACCCCCCCCCCCACATTTTTAGCTGGCGTAGTCAAGGCTTTATTTGTGTTATTTTCGGTTATTTTGGGTAAATTTTGCGATCTTTTGAAAGCAATAAAATCGTTTGTTTCTTGTATTTGCGCAGGTGTTAAGTCGGTGACGTTGATATAGTTTTGTAGAACGGGAGTATCATCTGGGTGTTTTAATCCTTTGCCAGTTAATAGCCATTCAACACAAACACCAAACATATCAGCTATTTTTAAAGCCGTATCCATTGATGGTATTTTCTCTCCACGCATCCAAGCGCTAACAATAGACTTAGAAAACCCCATCCACGCAGATAGTTCTATCTGTGTTTTTATGCCTTGGGCTACCTGTAGGCTTTTTAATCGCTTTGCATAATCTAAATATTCCATCAGTGGATTATATTCTTTATCGAATCCACAATTAATGGTTGTAAAATATCCCTTATCGGTGGATAATTGAATCATGAATATATTCCAGAAGATTTCTGCCACTCATGGCAGTCAAGAAAAAGCATGTAAAGCACTAGGTGTTTCTACATCTACGTTTTCAGCGTGGGTTTTAGAACAAAAAAAACCATCAGTAGAAAACACTAAAAAGATTGCGCTTCTTTTCGGCATCCCCCGCGAAGAAATCCGCCCCGACATTTTTGGTAAGTAATCATGGAACATCCTGAAAAACGCATGAAGCCCATTACGTTCAAAACGACTGAAAGTGTTGAAAAAGCCCTGATTGGCTTGAGCCAGGTTGATGAAATGGCGGTATCTGAATTTGTTCATATTGCCTGCCTTGAGTTAGTCGAGAAGCGACGTGCTGAGGCTAGGATACTGATTAATGCTTTAGATATAAAGCTTCTTTAGGTGTACTGGGTTTCGGTAGTAGATACCATTTAAAAACTAAAAATTTCGCAAAAAAAAGCCCTGCATCCGACAAGATCAACAGGGCTTTTCTTAACACTACGAGAATGATTATGCCACAAAACAAACTTAAAACAATATGTCAGCACAAATAGAGTTAGTCGTTAGTAATGCAGAGCCAACCATTGATCTTGAATCAAGGCTGGGCTATGCGTTGCGTTATGCGGCTTTAGGCTGGCATATTTTCCCGCTTTGGAATGTCAAGGCAGATGGTCAATGTGCGTGCGGTGAATTAGATTGCAGTAATTCAGGCAAGCATCCTCTGCATAAGTTAGCGCCCAAAGGACAAGACAATGCAACCACTGACCGCGCACTGATTAAGAAGTGGTGGGGTAGTTATCCAGAAGCCAACATCGCGGCTCATTTAGCCTCATCCAATTTATGTGCCATTGATATAGATCCGCGTAATGGGGGTATGTATACCATTGAAACGATAGAAGCCGAACACGGACCTTTATTATCGGATGTTTTGCAATATACCGGCGGTGGTGGTGAGCATCGAATCTTTCAATTACCCGCTAATCAAACCTTACCCGGTAAATTGGGTAAAGGCATTGATGTTAAAGCAAACGGTTATATTGTCCTTGAACCCTCTAATCATTTTAGTGGTGGCTCGTATACCTGGGAAGCATCCAGTGATCCTTTAAATGGTGCGATTGCTTCTCCATTACCGGATTGGTTGCGTGATTTAGCACGTACTAAGATGGTATTAGCTGATGATGCCGTCAGTCCTGCCATTCCTTTATCCGATGGTGAATTAATCGAACTGGAAGCCGCTTTATTTTTTATTGATGCGTCTGATCGTGATATTTGGTATCAAGTCGGTATGGCTCTACAAAATGATTTAGGCGGTGGTGCTGGTTTTGACTTGTGGTGCGATTGGTCACAACGCTCTGATAAATACGATTACAAAGACCAGCTCAAAGTCTGGAACAGTTTTAAGCGTAAAGGCCTATCCGGTATTACCAAAGCAACCATTTTTAAAATGGCAATGGAGGCCGGATGGGTTAATAAGCCGGTGATTAGTCAAATCACTTGGTCACCTGAATTACTGTATATCAAACCAGACGCACCCATTTATAGTGAAGTCGAACGGTTGCCGGGTATTTTGGGTGATATTCAAGACTATTACAATGCAACCGCTAAGATTCCACAACCGGCCTTTGCAGCTCAAACTGCTTTAGGCATTGTGTCAGTTATGTTAGGTCGTCGCTTTAAAACCGTTTTTGATGATTATGCCTCGTTATATTTTTTAAACATTGCACCGACAGCTTGCGGTAAAGAACATATTAAACGGGTTACTGAGGATGTGCTGAAAGCCTGTGATATGGAAAAGCTTTTAGCGGGTGATGGTTACACATCAGCCGGTGCTGTGTTATCGACGTTAAACACTAAGCCAGTGCA